CCCGAGCGCCAACATAACGAACGACGTGCCGTTTCGGTTCCTCCCTCCGCTGGCCTCGGGCCTGGCCTACTACCTCGCGTTCAAGATCCCCGGCGCCGCGCCGCGCATACCTGTGCTCAAGGAGGTCTACGACGAGGACTGGCAGCGGGCGGCTGACGAAGATCGCGAGAAGACACCGATGCGGATCGTGCCATATGTGGGGCGGATCTGATGTTTGCGCGGGGGCCACGCGCGTGGGGCATATGCGACCGCTGCGGTCAGCGGTTTCTGCTGAACGAGTTGCGCGGCGAGACAGTAGCCGGCAACCCGCGCAAGAACAAGGTGTGCGACAGTTGCCACGACCCCGATCACCCGCAAAACTGGTTGGGCAAGTTCCCGATCTACGACCCCCAGGCGCTGCGCGAACCGCGGCCGGATGTGGTAGAGGCTCCGGTCCCACCCTACACGCCGTCCTACGTCGGACCCGGGAATGAACCTGTATGACATACGCAGAGCTGTACCAGATAATCCTCGACTTCGCTGTCGATTCGGAGCCCACGTTCGCCGGGCACATCCCTGATTTTGTCCGCGCGGCGGAAAAGCGGATATACCAAGACGCGGATCTGACCGCTACGCAGTTGGCTGCCGCCCCGGCCGTGACGTTGAATGTGGCGACAGTCACGATGCCTCCGGACTTCCTGTCCGTAGACAGTTTCGCGGTGACGGTGGCCGGCGAGATGATTTTCTTGCTACCCAAGAGCATCGACTTCCTGCAGACCGCATACCCAACTGCGGCGGCCACAGGCACGCCACGGTACTACGGGGTTAAGGACTCGCTGACGTTGCAGTTGGCGCCTATCCCCGATGCGACACTGGTGTCGCAGTTGCGCTACTTCGGCTACCCGCCGTCGATCGTGGATGTCAGTACAACCTGGCTGGGCGACAACTTCGAGTTCGCGCTGCAGTACGGCGCGTTGCGCGACGCGGCAGTGTTCCTCAAGGAGGAGGCGGACGTCGTGGCAATGTACGAGGCCAAGTATCAAGAGGCGCTTGCACAGGTCAAGGCATTTGGAATGATCGGTCGCTCGGACGACTATCGTAGGAAGGCACGGTAATGGCAACCACAACGTACACAAGCAAGCTGCGGCTCTCCAAGCCGACTACAGGAGAGTTGTTTGGCACGTGGGGCAACGAGGTCAATTCCGGGATCACCAACGGCGTTGACGACGCCATTGCGGGGCGTGTGGTGGTTACGCACAACAACAATGCCAATTACACGTTGACGGCCAACAACGGCGCGGCCGACGAGGCACGAAACGCCGTACTGCGAATCACTGGCACGCTCACCGCCGCTCGCAACGTGGTGTGCCCCACGCAGCCAAAGCTGTATATCGTTGAGAACGCGACGACGGGCGGGTTCGCCATCACGCTGAAGACGTTGGCGGGGTCCGGCGTTTCTGTTGCCAACGGCGCTGCGGCAATGCTTCGCTGCGACGGAACCGACGTTGTCGAGTGGATCCCGGTGACGGGTACGGGTTCCCTGGTGAAGGCCGCGTCGCCGACACTGGTTACGCCCGCCCTTGGGACGCCCTCTGCTGTGGTCTTGACCAACGCAACAGGCACGGCCGCAGGACTCACGGCGGGCATAGCCCAGGCTTTGAAGTCAGCAACCACAACGGTGGATGTCAGCGCAGCGGCGGCGCCTACGACCGGACAAGTGCTCGTCGCCACCGGCGGATCGGCCGCCACGTGGCAGGCCGGCACGGCGCTTACCTCGGGCTCGACGAACGCGCTGCGATCGGCGACAACGACGGTGAATGTGAGTTCGGCCGCAGCACCGATTGCCGGCCAGGTGCTCATGGCGACGAGCGGATCGACCGCCACGTGGCAGGTTGTGGGCGCAGGTTCTGTGTACTCCAACACCGTCAATGTGTTCACCAAGAACCAGTCGTCTCTACCTGTGGCACTGACGCCTGGGGCAACGGTGAACGTGGATGCAGCGCTGTCCAACGCCTTCACCCTCACCCCCGACCAGAACTTCACCCTGGCCGAGCCGACCAACGCGACCAACGGCATGGTGTGCAACTTCGTGTTCACGCAACCGGCCACACCTCGCACGATCACGTTCGCCAGTGCTTACCAGTTTGCTGGCGGGACAGAACCAACGCTCACCGCATCAGCCAACGCTGTGGACTTCATGTCGGCCTACTACAACGGTGCAACGTCGAAGTGGATCTGCGTCATGAACAAAGACTTCAAGGCCTGACATGTTTACGGTAGGCCCGAACTTTTTTAGCTCCGGTGTAGCGGGGGTCCCCCCGGCCTCCTTGGGGGCGATCTCTCCAACCGGGCTGTCGGTGTGCCGCATAGACGCTACTCGTGCGCTTGTGACATACAACAACAACGCCTTCACACAAACCTTTGCCGTAGTGGCTACGGTGGTTGGCTCCGAAGTGGTGGTTGGCACCCCTGTCAGCCTTACGGACGGCACGATCAACTGGGTCAATAACGCGCGCCCATTGAACGACGCCGCTGGCGACGGAGAGTACGTCCTGTTCGGCCAGAGCACTGGCGGCTCAAACCTGTTTGCCAGAGTGATCAACGTCTCAGGGACCACAATCACTCTGCCGTACTCCACGTATTCTGTGTTCCCAGGCGTCGGCTCTGCGAGCACTTACGGCGAGGTTCTCAGCCCAACTCAGATAGGCGCTGTGTTCCAGCAAAGCGGGGGTGGGTTCATCCGGGGGATTGCCGCCACCGTGGCGTCGGGGGTTGTGACCTGGGGCACGTCAGTTGTGGCCTCTAGAACTGGGCCTGCCAACTTCAGACCAAAGGGTTCTCCCCCCAAGCGAGTCAGCGGCGGCGTGGACGTGTGGTTCGACATGTACGACGGCGTGCTGGCTACGAACCTGAACGTGGTCAGATTTTCCTTTGTTGGCACTACCTGTACCGTCGGCACTCCGTGGATGCCGGCCGCGTCTGGAGATCGCATTCAAATATGGGTGAGTTCTCCGCCTTCCATCGGGATGGGGGCTGTTGCACAGACAGGACTGCACGCCTCCGGAATGGCGATGCTATACCGGGATTTTGGCACCGGGACACTTGCCAGCGTGCGTGGAGAGTTCAACAGCGGGGTCACTGGCTCTTACAACCACGGAGACTCTGCGCCTTATTTCGTGCAGGCGTCTCCACCGGCACCGTATGCGCCCCCGCCTATTGCGAGCGTCTATCTCGGCACAGACACCTCCATCAGCGTTGCCTCCAACCCGTCCTTTACCAATTACACAGTTACCTACCGGGACGGCATTGCCGGCTACTACTACACATGCTCTTTGAGCGGGGAAATCGACCCGGTTGCAAACCCGGTGTTGTTCGCGGCATCTGGTCTGGGGACCACTTCGTCCGTCGTACACACCTACCTCTCGTCCACGGCAATGCTGCTGCTGTACCGCGCGCACCTTACCCCCTTCAGCTTGGTTGCGCTGCCGCTTGCGCCGGCATAGGGCGTACCAAATGAGCGACGAACAAAGACTTCAAGGCCTGATTAACAGCGTCACCCAACGCACCAACTGAAAACAACCAGACTACGCGCAGATTGGATAACGCATGACAGATGACCTCCTACCCCACCGTGTGCAACGCCTGGAAGCGGGTATTGATCGGCTGGCCGACGCCGTTGACCAGCAAGGGCGCAAGATGGATGACAAGTTGGACTCCATCGGCCAGAGCATCAGCTTGCTGGTGCGGATTGATGAGCGGCAGGTCGCCATTTCTGAACGATTGCAGTTAGGGGCGGCCACCATGCAGAAGCATGAAGAGCGCCTCAACAAGATCGAGACGGTGCTGCCCGGGCTCAAGGAGCTGCGGCAGTACGTCATGATGGGCATTGTGGCCGGCGTCGGGATGATCGCCGCTGCCGTTTTGAAACTTGTGGTGTTCGTGTGACGCGCCAGTGGAGAATCACGGACTTGGTGGTTGACCACCGCACGGGGAAGCTGCGCGAGTCGGCCGTCTGGTCAAATATCGGCAAGGCGTCTATGACGTGGGCGTTTGTGCACACCGTCGCGAGCGGGCATAGCTCTGAGTGGCTGTGGATTGCGTACGGCGGGATCGTAGTGGCGCACGCCAGTGTGGAGCGTGTGCTGGGGCAGAGGCAGCAAAGCCTCGACAACAAGAAGGGGGCCGCAGATGCGCACCAGTGATTCAGGACTTGAGTTCATCCGGCACCACGAGGGACTGGAGACGAGGGCATACCCCGACCCCGGCTCCGCAGACGGCCACCCATGGACCATCGGCGTTGGCCACACGCGCGGCGTCAAGAAAGGTGATACGTGTACCGTAGAGCAGGCCATGGTCTGGCTGCGGGAAGATGTACGCGACGCGGAAGCTGCGGTGCTGCGCCTTGTCAAGGTGCCGCTATCACAAGACCAGTTCGACGCCTTGGTGTCGTTCGTGTTCAATGTGGGGGCCGGCGCGCTGGAGAAGTCCACGCTGCTGCGGATGCTGAACTCAAGCGACTACTTCGGTGCGGCCGTGCAGTTCGAGCGGTGGAACAAGAATGACGGCCGGGTCATGGCCGGGCTGACACGCCGGCGCAAGGAAGAACGCGACCTGTTCGAGGTCGGACACGCATGATGCTCAGCCTCGTACCGTGGCCCTACAAGATCCTGGCTGCTGCGCTGCTCGTTGCAGCGCTGGTTGCGTTCGGCTTCGTCAAGGGGGTACAGTACGAGGGTGACAAGGCCGATGTGCGGCAGGCCGCCCAGGAGAAAGCCGCCATGCAGGCGCATCTGGCCGCCACACAGCGCGGGCTCAACATCATGTCGGATGCCCTGGTCCTGGAAGGAGTCAAGAATGCACAGCTATCGGATGTGGATCGCCGTCTCAACGCTGCTCTTGGCGAGCTGCGCAAGCGCCCCGATCGTCCAGCCCCCAGCGCCAACCCCGGAGATCCCCCCGCTTGTGTTGGAGCTACCGGCGCGCAACTGGCAGCAGGAGATGCAGAATTTCTTGAGAGGTACGCTGCCGACGCAGCTCGACTACACGTTGCCGCCGAAACCTGCAAAGCCAGGTACGAAGCCTTGAGGCAGCGCCTCAACGGGAGATAACATGCCGCTGCAAAAACTTCAATTCCGGCCCGGTATCAACCGCGACGCCACGTCGTTGGCCACAGAAGGTGGTTGGTACGCGTGCAACAAAGTGCGCTTCCGCTCCGGCTTTCCTGAAAAGATCGGCGGCTGGACGCGCATCTCAACCGCTGCGTACCTGGGCATCTGTCGCTCGCTGGCCGTTTGGCGCATTCTCATTGGCGCAATCTACACCGGTGTCGGCACGCACCTCAAGATGTACGTGGAGGCCGGCGGGGACTACAACGACATCACGCCTATCCGCGACAACGAAGTCGTGGCCACCAACGCGTTCACAACCACGAACGGCTCCAGTGTCGTCGAGGTCAACGATGTCGCTCACGGCGCCGTCTCTGGAGCGTACGTGCTTATTTCTGCGTCCGGTGGTGCCGTCGGCGGTATCGCAGCGTCCGCGTTCGAGGGCGAGTTCGAGATCACGTATGTGGACGATGACAATTACACCATCGTTGTACCGGCGACAGCCACGTCCGACGCCACGGGCGGCAGCGCCACGTTTGACTACTTGCTTAACCCCGGCCTGGAGTACGCGACGTTTGCCTACGGCTGGGGGTCTGCTGCATTTGGTGACTACGCCTGGGGCACCGGGTACTCGGTCGAAATCCGCGACTTGCGGATGTGGACGCAGGTCGTGTACGGGCAAAACCTCGTGTTCGGTCCCAAGCTCGGCAGCATCTACCAGTTCACGCCCAACGCAAACCCGGCAATATTCGATCGCGGCGTTCTGGTGTCTTCGCTCCCCGGCGCCACGTCCGTTCCGCTGTACCAGTTCCACATGCTGTTTGAGCAGTCCGCGCGCATTCTGGTCGTGTACGGCACGAACGCGTACGGTGACACGGTGTACAACCCGCTGCTTGTTCGATGGAGCGACACGGAGGACATCGTCAACTGGGCCCCCGCGATAACCAACCAGACCGGCGAGTACACGCTGCCGTCCGGGTCGGCAATCGTCACCGCCGTGCACACACGCCAAGAGATCGTGATCCTGACCGATACCGCCGTGTTCACCCAGCAGTACGTCGGCGCTCCGTTCGTCTTCAGCTTTGTGCAACAAGCGGACAACATCTCGATCATGGGGCCGAACGCGGCCATCTCGATCAACGGCGTGGTTTACTGGATGGGGCGCGAGAAGTTCTACGCGTTCGACGGGCGTGTCCAGACACTGGAGTGCACGCTGCTGGACCACGTGTACGACAACATCAACCTGCTGCAGGGCTTGCAGGTGGTGGCGGGTACGAACGAGGGCTTCGATGAAGTCTGGTGGCACTACTGCAGCGCGGATGCGCTTTTGCCGGACCAATACGTGATCTATAACTACACGCTGCGCGTCTGGTACTACGGAACCATGTCCCGCACCGCGTGGATCGACTCCCCGCTGAAAGCATCGCCCCTAGCCGCTACGATAGTCAACAACCTGGTGCTGCACGAAGACGGCGTGGATGACGTGGAGACCGTCAGCAGCCAGCCGATCGACGCCTACATCGAGTCCTCGGACTTTGACATCGGTGACGGGCACAACTTTGGCTTCGTTCGCAGCATCCTGCCGGACCTGACTTTTACCGGCTCGACGGCGATCACACCTGCGGTGACCATGACAACGCAGACCCGGAACGCGCCAGGCGCCCCGCTGAACGCGGACACGGACGAGACGGTCTCCCGCACGTCAACGGTCGTTGTGGAGCAGTGGACTCCGCAGGTTTTCATGCGCGCGCGGGGGCGGCAGATGCGGTACAAGATTGCGTCGGACACGTTGGGGGTTCAGTGGAAAATTGGCACGCCGCGTATGGACGTCCGGCCCGACGGACGTAGGAGCTGACATGGCCCTGCGTGCACCGCGACTCAGCCAGGCCCCTGCGGAGTACGAGCGCCGCTTCTTGGACACGCTCGTGTCGGAACTTGTGGCGTATTTCAATCGCGCCAACGCGCCGTACCCGCACAACGCCAGCACGCTAAACATCAACATTGACACGTTGCCCACCGAAGCCGTCCTTGCTACACTACGCTCCGGCGACGTCTACAGGGACACGACTGCATCAAACGTGTTGAAAATCAAACCGTAAGAGGTCCCTATGAGTCTCGCAAAAATCGCATCGGCCAAGCGCAAGCGCAAGTTCTACGGTGGTGGCGACGCCGACCCCGAAGGCACGGCAGATGCTTCGCGCGCGGACGGCTCCCCGAGCGTAGGTGGGTTCAACCCGGACGGCGGATGGTCCGCCAACGATTCAGCGCAGTTCGGTACGCCCACGGCGCCGGCTGGCACCGGGGCTCCTTATTCCGGCGGGGACACAGGCGGAACGGCCACAGCCACACCGACGGCGGCACCTTCGAGCAATTTCCTGTCCGGTCTGACAGTTGAAGGCGTGCTTGGTGCGCTGGGGCGGATGCCGGGAGGTCTTGGCATGTTGTCAGGGCTGGCGAGCAAGGGTATTGCCGCTGCCAAGCAGGACTGGAGCGCGAGAGAAAACGACTCGGCGCAGTTTGGTATCCCGATGCCTTCACGCGGTCAGGACAACGGGGAAGGTAGCATGGGCTCCGGCTTGGCCTCGGATGCCGCGGCCAACCCCTTCGGGTCCTCCGCCCCTACGCAAACCACACCCACCGCGCCGGCCGACGCTGGCATGCGCAAGTACGTCTGGGACCCGGTGGCTCGGCAGTACACACTGACCAACGTCGGCGCAGGTGCCAACCCCATGGGCTACACATCCGGGCAGACGTTCAAGATGGCCGCCGGCGGGCAAGCGCCAAGTGGCATCGCTGCCGGGGCACCGCTGGGTCCGCGTTTCGTGCAGGGCGGTGGCACCGGCTTGTCGGACGATGTCCCGGTCAAGATGGATGACGGCGGCGAGGGGCGTCTGGCGGACGGTGAGTTCGTGATCCCCGCAGACGTGGTGTCTGGCCTGGGCGGGGGGTCGTCCAAGGCTGGCGCGGACATTCTGTACCAGATGATGGAGCGCATCCGACAGATGGCGCACGGCAAGAGCGAGCAGGTTCGTCCGGTGGACCCGGGCAAGGCCTTGCCCGTATAGGAGGCCAAATGGCAACGACTACATCGACAACCAACTCCTCGCTACCCGGCTACATCGAGCCGTACGTAACAGACCTGTTTGCGCGCTCACAGGCGTTGACAGGGAGTGCACCTGCGCCGACGTACATGCGCCCTGCGCACACGATGGCGATTAACCCAGGCTACGGAACAACCGCGTTGGATTCTGACCGCGTGGCGGGTCTCACCGACCTGCAGCAGCAGGCAGGCACGTCCGTGTCCGGGCTCAACGCCGGCAACCTGATGACGCAAGGTGCCGGTGCCATCGGTGCGGGGGCCAATTACACACCGAGCACCGGCGCCTTCGGGCTTGAGGCTGCACAGCAGTACATGAACCCGTACCAGCAAGGCGTGACCGATATTGCCAAGCGGGAAGCTACACGTGACGACATGATCGCCCAGACGGGGCGGGATTCCGCAGCGGCCAAGGCCGGCGCGTTCGGCGGCAGCCGGCACGGCGTCATCGAGGCGGAAGCCGATCGCAACTTGGGGCAGCGTCTCAACGACATCCAGACGCAAGGACTGAACACTTCCTGGCAACAGGCACAGCAGCAGTACAACGCTGACACCACGCGCCAGCAGCAGGACCGGCAGTTCGGTTCCCAAGCAGCGATCAAGGGCGGCGAGGCGCTGGGTGAGATGGGGCGTAGCGCGTTCGGGCTGCAGTCAACGGCGGGTCTGCTGGACCAGAGTACGCAGCAGAGAGGCATGGATACCGCGTACCAGGACTGGTTGAATACGCAGCAGCACCCATACGACCAGCTGACGTTCATGCGCAACATGGTGTCGGGTTTCCCGGGCAGCACAACCAGCCAGACAACGCAGCAGTCCCCGACGTCGAACTGGGCGTCGGATCTGGCGGGGGTTGGCTCCGCGATCGGTGGCCTGGGCAGTCTGTTCGACCTGTGGGCCGGCGGCGGGCACATCCCTGAACGCAAGTCCGGACTGGGCGCGGGGCGCGTGGCGCAACTTTACGGGAGCTTGGCATGAGCGTACAGAGTAGCATGGCGGTGGCAAAAGCCAAAGAGGCGCGCAACATCCCCGCTTTGGTTGCACTGCTGGAGCAAGGCAACTACGAGGCAGTGGCAGCGCTGAAAGAGCTGAACGACCAGAAGACCTACGCGCAGGGTTTGGCGAACCATACGGCCATGAGCCAGGAAGACACGTTGCCCGTGCTGGAACAGCTCGTGGGCAACCTGGAGGCGCCGCAGAGCGGGATCGCTGCGTATGCCAGCGGCGGCCGGGCGTTTTCGGATGGTGGCGCGCCGATGTTCCGCGGCGACAGCCCGTTCGATCGCGCAATGTCTTCGCTTGGAGACCTGTTCCAGTGGAAAGGCAACGCGCCCGCGAAGCCCGAGGCGCCGGCATATCCCGACACGACGTCTATCCGCGAGGCGCAGCAGGCCGGCAGCGCCTACCCCGACCAGGTCCAGGCCCGCTCGCCGACTACCAACAAGGCCACCGTGCGCAAGCCCCGGTACTCCGGCATCGCGGCTGCCGCTGCGCCGGCGGAGACCTCGCTCCCGTCTGATGGACCGTTCGACCCCAAGAAACGCATGCAGCGCCAGGAAGGCGCGGGGATGCCCAGCCTGCCGGCCGCCGAGGACCAGACGGACGATCAGTTGCGGCAAAGTCTGGAGGCGCTCACCACGCTGCAGAAGGAACGGGACGAGCTGCGCGGCAAGTCCCGGGCCCAGTTGGAAGCTGCCTACAACGCCAAGGTCAAGAACCTGACCCCCAGCAAGTTTGACCGTGTCATGGAGTTCCTCGCTGGTGTGTCCGCCAAGGGTGGTAGCAGCGCGGCACAGGCGCTGGGCGCCGGCGCGCTGGCCATGCACGGCAAGGACAAGGCCCGCAAGGAGCAGTTGGCGTCGGTCAAGGAGATGTATGACAAGGCGGACCTGCTGGAGCAGGAAGCCCTGGTGCGCGACCGCATGAAGGACGTCGAGGGGGCCATGGCGCTGCGCAAGCAGGCCGCGGACCTGCAGCGGCAGATCGCCGCCCAGAAGTCGACGGAGAATCTGCAGGGTGCGCAGGCCGACTACTACCGAGGCGCGCGCACTGACCAGGCGCAAGCTGCCGCAGCGGCAAGCCGCGCGCGGGCAAACCGGCCGACCGGAATCGCTGCCGGAGTCAAACCCATCGACCCCGTGAAGAGAGCCAATTTGATCCGCCAGGAGGCCGACGCGCTGGCGAAGGCAGAAGGCAAGGATCTTGAAATCATGACGCCTACGCAGCGAGAGGCGCTGACGGCGCGCGCGACGCGCATCGTGGATACGAACCTCGGCAAGCCGGCAGCTGCGAGCCCCGCTGGGGGGCAGCGCCTCAAATTTGACGCACAGGGCAACCTGATCCAGTAGGATACGGCATGGCAATCGAAGCAGAACTGGCTGACGGACGTATCCTGGAGTTCCCCGACGGCACAGATCCGTTGGTGATTCAGGCCACCATCAAGCGCATGATTGCCGGCGGCAAAGCCGCGCAGCCGCAGTCCGGTTTCGTCCCGGCGATGAAGGCCGGGTGGGAAGACCTCAAGGGTAGCCTGGCCGGGCTGGCCGGGCGCTCGGGGCTCATGTCCATCAAGGCCGCCGAGGAACAGCAAGCGCGCAACAAGGCCGAGGCCGCGCGGGTATTCAAGCCCACCGACGGCACCTGGTTTGACTCGCCCATGGCCAAGCTGGCGGAGACTGCCGGCGGTTCGCTGCCGTACATGGCGGCCCCTATCGCTGCAGGCGGCGCAGCCGCGTTTGCGGGTGCCCCGGCCCTGGCTGTGGCTGGCGCTGCCGGCCTGGCCTCCGCCACCCAGTTCACCGGGTCCAACCTGGCCCGGCAGCAGGATGAGGGCAAGAAGCTGGCCGATACGGACCTGGGCGCTGCTGCGCTGGCCTCGGTCCCCCAGGCCGCGCTGGACGTCGTCGGCTTCAAGATGATCCCCGGCATCCGCCGGATCTTCGCCGCTGCCGGCAAGGAGCTGACGCCCAAGGCCGCCGCCGAGATCGCGAAGCAGGGGCTCAAGTCCACGCTGGCCGACTACGCCAAGTCCGGCGTCAAGGCGTCTGGTGTCGAGGGTCTGACCGAGGCATCCCAGCAGGTGTTCGAACGGCTGCAGGCCGGGCTGGCGCTGAACGACGAGGCTGCGCGCGAGGAGTACCTGCAGAACTTCATCGGCGGCGCGGCGCTGGGCGGCGCCCTGTCGGTCCCCGGCCGGTTCCACGAGCGCGGGCGCGAGCAGCTCCAGGCCGCCCAGATCGAGGAACAGAAGCAGATCAAGGCCGAGCAGGACGCGGCCGCTCTGGCGCAGCAGCAGGAGGAGCAGAAAGCTGCCCGGCGGCAGGACCCGGCGTACGCGCAGCAGGTCGCTGACCGCTACCAGAAGGCCGAAGCCACGTACCGCTCCATGCTGCCAGGCAAGCTGGACAAGAACGCCGACGAGGCGACCAAGTTCGAGCACGCTGCGCGCGCGAAGCAGGCCAAGGAGTTTCTGGAAGCCGAGCTCAAGCCGCTGATCCCCGAGTACCTGGCGGTCAAGCCGACCTTGGCTGCGGCACAAACTGCGCAGCCTGCGCCCCCAGCGCCGGGTATGCCACCCACGGCGGAGGAGGAAGCGGGGCTGTTGTTCCCACTGGCGCCCACCAAGCTGCAGCCGCCCGGCCCGGCGATCCCGACTGCGGACGAGGTTGAGGCGCAACGGGTCGAGCTGACCAGCCAGCATCAGGCCCTGGACGCGCACGTCGAAGGCCTTCGGGATCAGGCCGCGCAAGCCGCCCAGGCCGGCGACACGGAGACGGCGGTTCGGTTATCCAAGCAGTTCAAGCAGGCTGAGCAGGCCCGGGATGCGGCCGCCCAGCAGATCGCTGCGCTGCCCAAGGCGCCGAAGAACCAGGACCTGGCCAAGCAATTGGAGAAGGCCAAGAAGGCGCTGACGATGGCTGGCGAAGCCGGTGACCCCGACGCGATCCTGCGCGCGGCCGCACGTGTCGAGAAGCTGAAATCGCAGGGCGCGGAGCTGATGCAGCCTGGGCCCGAGATGGAAATGGTGCCAGCCGGCGGCAAATCGGAGTCCCAGGCCGAGTTCTTCCCCAAGGTTGCCACGGACACGTTGCAGGAGAAACCCCTGCAGCTCCAGTTCGACGCTACAAAAATCGCAGTGCCCGATCGCGGGCAGGGCCCGGCACGGCTGCCATACGACCCCGGCACGGACATCCGGGCGATGGAGGCCAACCGGCTGGACACGTCCAAGACGGCGCAAAAGTCGCTGTTCGACTCCCCCGAGATGTCCACCAAGGTGCAGTCCGGGGTGGGAGATGTGTCGACGAAATCTCGGGCGCAGCTTGTCTCCGACCTGCAGATCGCGCGTGCCGCAGGCAACAAGGTGGCAGCCCAGGACGCTATCGAAGGCCTGCGTGACCTGAAGGCGCGGGGGGAGGCGACACCGACGGCCGATGTCAGCAGCCCCGCCGGAGCGCAGCTGGCGGCCACCATGGGTTCTCGCCTGCCGGGCAACGTCGCCAAGCAGCAGGCTGCGCGCGACGCCATGCAGCGCGCGTACGGCAACTTCGTCAGTATCCTGAACCGGTTCAGCAAAGGGCTGGCCAAGAAGGAGGAACTGGACACCGCGCGCAAACAGATCCTGGACAACCTGGTGGACGACATCGGTGTCACGCGCGGGTTGCCGCTCACGGCGCCCGAGGCACAAGCGGTGCAGTCCGAAGCCAAGCAACTGCTGAATGAACTGCAAACGCGGTTTGGCGACACGCGGGATGTCATCGACGTTGGCACCAAGGAGATGCCG